CATAAGCAAAGATTGCCTTATCTCCACCATACGATGCTGCTGATGGAGTATTTCTAGTACTACCTACACCAGACACATCTGATTGAACTACACCTGTATTTGAAACTAAATTACTTATCCTTACGTCAGCACTACCATTATAACCATAAGCAAAAATTCCTTTGTCTCCACCATATCCAGCTGCCGCTAGACTATTTCTAGCTGTTCCAACACCAGTTGAATCAGTAGCCACTACTCCAACATTAGAAACTAAATTTGCTAAATTTCCAACACTAGCAGCATTACCGAATCCAAATATAGCCTTATCTGTTCCAAAACCACAGGCTGCTAAACTTCTTCTAGCTGTACCTACTCCAGCTGTGTCAGATGCTACAACTCCAGAATTGTTTACTAAATTTGTTATTGCTGTAACACCAGAAGGCAGACCAAAACCAAAAATTGCTTGACCTGAAGAACCATACCCAGCAGCAGCTAATAACCATCTTGCAGTTCCTACACCTGTAGCGTCTGCTGCTACAACTCCAGAATTGTTTACTAAATTTTTTATATTGGTAGTACTACCAGTATAACCATAAGCAAAAATTGCTTTGTCAAATCCATAACTAGCAGCTGCTAAACCAGATCTTGAAGTACCTACTCCTGTAACATCAGCACCTACAACACCACTACTATTAACTAAATTTGACATATTTACAAGTCCACCACCATCACCATATGCAAAAATTGCTTTTTGTGTTACTGGTGGAACTGGTACATCTGCCACTGTATCATCGTCTTCAGGAATCCAACCTACTGTTGCACCTGAATAAACTATACTAACTGTTTGACCTGACGTGTCATATTCTAATGTGAAAGTATCAGGATCGCCCTGATAATTTAAACCATTGCTGTCTATTATAATTTTATTTGTTCCCCAAGTTCTAGCGTAGTCAGCAAAGATAATTTGATCTCCTGCTGTCGCTGCACTAGGTAATGTGATTGTACAGGTATTAGATGTAGTGTTAATCCAATAACCATTGCCAGCTGATGCTGTTAGAGTTGAAGCTGTGACAACGGGTTGCCAACTAAGACCTCCAGCTGCGGCGGCTATAACTCCAGATGACCTAAATATATTATTGGCTACTGGTCCGCTCATGATTTTCCTATAATGTTTGATCTAGATAACTAATAACACAATCAACGTTACCAGCACTTGCTAGTCTTGCTGAAAGAACATCTGCTGCTTCTAGAACTAGTCTAGTAGTATGTTCAAAAGTTGCATTAGCTGCTAGAGCTTGATCGGAATAAATTTCAAAATCATTAGCGCCGGCGTCATCTCTTACATATAAATCAAAAGTTTCCGCTGCTCCTGCAGTTTCACACAATGATAAATTAAGAACTGTATACGTGTGTCCACTTGCTACAGTCAATATATCATTTTCACTGTTCGTGATTCCTGCTACTAATTTTACCTTCATTACTTCACTTGCCATGTCTTTTCTCCTAAATTAAAATCCCATTACAAAGGATTTTCCTGTTGTTGATAATTGTCCGCCTTGAGCGGTTACTATTCCAGCTGCTGTTACATTTGTTCCGTCAAAAACTAAATTAGCTGAACCTGCAAATGCTCCTGAACTATTGTATTGAACTTGAGTATTAGAACCTGCTGCTAAAGTTGCTGCTCCAAAACCTGTATCATAAACACCAGTGTTTGTTGCTACACCATCAAAGTATAAAATTCTCCAATCTTTTTCACCTGCTGCCCAAGTAACTGTTGCACCTGAACCGGAAGCTGCTTTAATTTGAACGGTGTGACTTCCCGTTGTACTATTTTTAATAAGGTAAAAATTTTCTGTAAGAACAGGCATCGTTATAATTTTATTTCCTGCAATTGTTTGGGGCGATACCGCTCCTAAAATAATTACTCTAGTCGCAACGGTTGCGCCTAATGCCCCATCTGCTTTAGCTAAAGTTGTAGTATTAGCTCCAGTTCCTGCAGCATTCAAAGTTTGGACAGCATAGCCACCCGAAATTTGTTCTACTAGATTTAAATTAGTATTTGTTTTTGTTCCCCAAGTACCAGCATTTTCGCCGGTTACCATTAACTCTACGCCGAGAGGTGTGTATGTTGATGTCATAAAATTTTGTTCTCCTAATTATATATTTAATTTATATTACTTATAAAGTCAATGACGTTTATATACTATCAACATCACTATAGCCAGCACTTTGAGTTGCTGTTATAGCACTATAACTAGCGCTTTGTGTTCCTGTAATATCTTTATATCCTAAAGGTGCTACATTTCCTACACTAACAGTTGCCGATACTCCAGTCAATCCCATTACATCAGCAGGAACAATAGCTCCTACAGCAGAAGTTGCTGAAACTCCAGTCAATCCCATTACATCAGCTGGAGTAATTGCTCCTACTGCGGAAGTTGCTGAAACTCCAACAGGTTGAACTGTTGGATTAGACGTAATGTTTGGAGCACCTACAGCACTTGTTGCTGAAACCCCTGTTAAAATTATTGTAGAATATGATCTTGCAGTTGGAGCGCCTACTGCTGATGTTGCTGAAACTCCTGTTAAAGGAACCCCTTCTCCAATAATAATTGCGCCTACTGCAGATGTCGCTGCAACACCTGTTAATGTAGTTGTATTATCTATTGTAGGAGACAAAACACCAAAAGCACTTGTTGCTGAAACTCCAGTCAATCCCATTACATCTGCCGGTGCAATTGCACCAACACTTGCTGTTGCTGAAACTCCGGTTAAAGTTTCTGTAGCAGAGTCAACACTACCCCAACCATTTTCTCCCCAGTCCAAAGTTCCCCAACCAGGATAGAAAACAACACTTAATGCTCCTACGGCGGTTGTTGCTGAAACTCCAGTAATTGAAACATCAAGACCAGATTCACCCCAGTTTTCTGCTCCCCATGTATCAGAGCCCCAACCTAATTCATTGAAAGGTATAACTGTTCCGAGTGCTGTTGTTAATTGTGAAGGTGCTGTAAGAGTTACATCAACGGCTTCTTGATCGCCCCATTGATTTTGTCCCCAGGTTGTTCCGGATTGTCCCCAAGTATTTGCCATAAGGAATTACTCCTTATGCTATACCGATAATTGCATTACCTGCAGTGGCTGCTGGAAATTCAATTGTGAAAGTTCCACTTGTTACAGTTTTATCTCCACCAAATGCTATAACACAACATGCTGGATCACCAGTAGCTGAATCATTAAAAATTAAACAACCATTAGCTGTGAATGAAGCTGATGTCCATGAGATATTAGCAAAATCACAAACAGCTGTAGTAGAATTTAGAACAGGTGTCACACTTGTAAGTGCTTTTCCTTTTGCAGAATATGAAGATCCTGATGTGTTAGCTATTTCATTTGTTGTCGCGTAAGCTGTAGTTCCTGCACCCATAGATGCTGAACTTGTGTATAAAGCTAAGTTAAAAGTATTTCCAGATGTAACTGTGAAATTGTGAATTGCTTTTAAAATTTCTACTTTGAATGTGTTACATATTGCCGATGCTATTGCCATAATTTTTTTCTCCTAGTTTAAGGTGAAGGTGATTTAACTTGTATCCTAACAGTTCCGTCAGTGTAGTCGTCTCGTCTTCTTCTCCCTAGTTGCATTCCTGCAAACTGTTGTATGCTTGTTTTATACTTATTCTCGTACAGTGTCAAGATCTCCATTGGACCTTTTAAGAACCCATATGCTTCTACTAAACAAGCATATAAAAGACCTTGAGGGAAGTAGTTACTAAGGTAAGTATGGGAATTACCACCACTACCTGTTCCCAGTCCTACGGGCATTTTATTAAAATATATTCTAAATTCATAATTAACATCTGGTGTAGGTGCTAAATAAATAGATCCTGAAGTCGTATCACTTAATCCAGTTGCTCCACCAAACATAGCATAATATACAGGCTTTCCTGTAACATCTTGGGCAGTTAAATCTCCTTCAGGTCCAGTTAATCTACCTACATATTCTGATAAATAAGTTTGATCTTTTTTTTCTAACCACGTACCCTGTTCAGTAGTGTTTGATGCATTAAATACTTCGATACCTCTTATAAATTGTGCTCCTGCTGGAACCCTTATATTGTCTACATCAGCTGCCATTGTTCCTTCTTCAACAAATCTATCTGAGTCCATTGGACAATCAATATTAATTCTATGTTCCGCAGCCATAATAAACTCATCAATAATAGCTTGAGTAAAAACTGTAGCATCAACTTCTGTGTAGCTTTTAATTGCTGCTGTCAGCGTTGTATATGAATAACTTGTTGCCATAATTAATCTCTATCATTAACGGGTCCAATTGTACATTGAAAACCGCCCCCTGTTTCTGTGCCTGTAGCAGCGTTAGCTAATGTAACATCTATACCATCAAATTGTGTAGTTGTGGATGGCTGACCTGAACTTGGAACTGTTGTTTCATTTAAAGAAACAACTTTATAAGAACCTAAAACTAGGGCGCCAGATGAATGTGCACCTGCAGTAGTTTTTTCTGGAGATACGCCCCTATAAGGAGCACTCGTTCCTCTAGTGCAACCAGTTAATTGATGGGTAGCTCTTCCAGTATATTGTATTACTTCATTCTGATATGATCCAACAAGAAGTGGGTTTGTTGTATCATCAGAGGTTAAAACTTTTTGAATCCTAATAAATCCTGCTGTTGGGAATTGTGATCCATCAGTTAAATTAATTGTCGTTACTGAATCTGTTAAAGCTCCATTTAAAGTAGTGGATAATTCTAAAGTCGTGACTGCAACACCTCCTACTGAAAATTTAACATCTCTAAATGTAACTTGATCATCTACTTGTAATGCTCCATTTGGAAATGCAATTATTAAATTTGTATCTGACGATGTTGTAAAAGGATTATCGGGTAAAAAATCTTCTGTTGCAAATTCTGTTCTTGCAGGTCTTGCTCTTGTTAAAGCTTGAGGATCTGCACTTGTAGGTTTTGGTTGTAGTTGTGCTGCTTTAGGTTCATACTCTGACGTATGTACCCATGCACCATTCCATTCTCTAACCATTTCATTATATGGAAATGCCATTCCAGAACGATCTGAAATCGCTAAAGCATATTTACCTTGCGAAAAACTAGTCATTATGATCCTGGGTAGTAGATTTTAGGTGCTATATAAGTTGAAGTTGAAGAACCATCTTCTGATTCAGCTCTTAATAACTCATCTTCATATAACATCTTTAATTCTTGTACTCTTTGAGGTGCATATTTTACTGATAAATAAAAAGCTAAACCTGCACACATACACGGTATAAATCTGTAAGGAACATCTGTTGCATTTGTATAAGCACCAACATCCTCAATTCTTTTTGTGTAATAAAAATTAATATAGTTACCATCTTGAGCTGCACCTGGAGTCAAGTACACAGTTAAAGTAACTTTATCAATAAATCTTTGGACCCAGAATTGTGTTGGTAGTCCTGAATCTGTTTTATTTGAAAAGGCTTGATACTGTGATTGACTAATTCTTGTCATAGGTGAATCAACACTTGTTGATTTAACCCTGTAATTTGTTTCTTGAATATCGTCCATTCCTCTTGGAGACTGTGCTACTGCATCACTTGTGCTGT